AATTTTTAGACCTCTTTCGTCTGTCATTGCAGCAATATCGATTAATGATTGCTCTAATGAAGTTTCATTCAAGTCAGCAGCTGTTGTTAAAGTATTTTTAACAGTTCCTGAGATTGTTGGGTGAGCAGTGTTAAATAAAGAAACACCATCACCTGATGTGAAGCTTCCAGATGGTAGACCGTTAATTAACGGACTAACAGCTTTTACTTGTTTAGTATTCGCCATAGATCTAGCTAATGCTTTTGTATATCTACTAGCAAGTCTGTCATACAAGTTATCCTCAATAGCTTCTTCAGTTATTGCAAAAGCAAGAGCTACAGTTTCGTGGCTGTATCTCGCAGTGTAAGTTTCTTGAGCATTGTCAAAAACAACTCCACTACCTTCTGGTTTAACTTGAGCTTGAGCAAAACCTGATAACATAACTTCTTCTTCAAACGCTCTGTCTGAAGATTCAGTAGTGTATATTTCAGCATGCTGATTCTCATAACGTTTATATTCCAGACCGAATAAAGCATTCAAACCTGGCTCTAGTTCTTTAACTAGTTGTCCTCTAGAAATGGCCATAGTTATCCTCCTTATACTCCATTTACATTCATGTCTAGCTCGTGTTCGTTAATTCTAACTACCCAATTCACATTGGCAGCGCCAACTGTATTGTTGTCAGGATCTCTAGATAAACCTAAGATCTGTAGTGTAGCAGATGAACCATTTGCTAGAGTTGAATCATTTAATTCAACTTTTGACACGAAGTCCGGTGAGCTTCCTGCTGTGTACTCGATATCAGCAACATTGAAGATATCTGTTGTAGCAGAAGCACCTGTGTTGTTTGTTTGTATTTCAAACCTCTGATACGGATCATCGCTTATGAATCCTTTGATGTCAGTCGCAGTATTCGAAGCATTTAAATGATTCGCAAAAGTAGGCTTGCTTGTAGTTGCGTCAGTAAAGAACACGCCACCTAGTGATCCTAGTATTGCGCCTCCAGCACCTGCTACTTCAATTGTTCCGTCAGCTTTCATTTTGACAGGATCATTAAAGTATATAGCAGTTGCCGAAGCAGCTATATCGTACTCGGATAAACCTTGAGCGTCTCTATTCTGACCAACTTTTCCGATCGGTTTTAAACCGAACGCAGCGTCTTTATTGCTTGCCATAGTTGTGTCCTCCTTATAGACATTTTTAGTTTATCCTTTGATGGTTAAGAATTCTGTTAGGATTTCTTTGAGCCACCGAAGGTTACACGTGACTGTCTATCAATATTGATAGGCATGTCGGGGTGCTGTTCCTTCATGAGATCAGAATCAACCGCTTTAACTTTGTCATCATGCATTTTTGCATAATACTCAGAACGCGATTTTGCGATCTCAACCGGTACCCTTGCCAGCACAAGGCCACCAACTCCGATCACTCCCTTGTATTTACCATCTTCAACAACTGGGTAGTCTGAGTCAGGATATTCATCTGATCTTACTAATTCATATCCAGATCTTAATCGACCTTGAATATTCTTAGAGTCATTGAATCCTAATGATTCAGCCCGTAGCCATCTGTGTTGAAATCCTGTTGGCGCAGGGGGTGCATCTAAAGATGACGGTGGAGTCCAGACTTTTGGTTTAGAAGTTTTCTCTCTAGTCTGACTCGCACGAGAAGTTCTTTTATCGTTTTCCATATGCTATACCTCCTTCGTGATTTTTAATTGTTTCGCATATTCTTCAAGTGGCACTCCTAATTTTTTAGCGATTGCTACCTGTGATGAAGTGAGTCTCACAGTGTTTTTGCGACCAGTATTTGTGCTTCGCTTCGCTGAAGCTACTTGTTGCACCGGTTTGGCCGTATTTTCTCCCGTATCCGTATTATTACCGAATTTGTTCGGGAATTCAAGTCTTATTCTTTTATCTATTTCAGAATAATACTCATCACTCTGTGGATCATAACCTTCGTCCTCTGTAAGCTTCTTATGTAGATCAAAAGCAGTATAAGTCATGGCTGTATCTTGTCCAAACCATGAGTTTTTAGCCGCCCATTGCTCAGCTTTTGGATCAGGTGACCCTTGAGAAGCTGTCTGTCTATTAAGATTTACTTCGGGTTTTGGTTGTGCTTCTTTTTGTTTTTTGTACTCTTCTTGAGCGACTTTCGTCTCAGCAAGTTTAGCTTTTTTATAACCAAGTTCAGATATAGCAGTTAAAGCTTCTGCTTCAGCTGTCAAGTCTTGTGCTTCTCTAGCTGCAGCAAGTTTAGCTTGCGCTGCTTGAATACCTGATATGATACTATCTTCAGTAGATTGTAAGTATCCTGGTTCAAGTTTAGAGATTTTAGCTTCGGCCTCTTGTCTTAGCTTAATTTGCGCTTTTGCAAAGTCAGCAGCCTCTTCTTTTTGTCTCTCAGCTTCTCGCCATTTCTTAGTTAATTTAGCTATTCTTCTTTGTACTCCTTCAGAGTATTCTTTTAATTCGTCTTTCTTTTCTTCTGTCTCTTCTTTCTCTTCGCTTTTAGCTTCTGTAGTCTTCTCTTCCGCAACGGGCTCCACTGGTTCAGCACTGCTCGTCTCAGTTGATTCAACTGCTGTTGTGTCAGATGTATCCTCTTGATTTAGTTCAACCTCAGTATCAGGTCCGGATGTATCAATGTCAACAGTTTTTTCTACTTCTTGCATAGTGTTCTCCTTCTATGTTAATATTGATGAAGTATATCTTCGGGGTTATCGATTGTAGCTAATACTTCATCATCGTTTAGCAATCTAACTTCACCCCCGTCAATTTGTATTCGCGATCCTGCATAACGTGCAAAGATCACCCAATCACCCTTCTTGCACCAGGGACCTTCTGGAAATTTATCTTTATCATAACAGTGCGGACCCATAGCAAGTACAAGACCACAAGTAGAACCTACTTGTTGTCT